TTGTGTTCCTGTGACCGCTGCCCTGGCTGTGCTTGCGACGCTCACGCTCATCCTGATGGCATGCGGGACGGTCGGGATGACGGTGTACCGGCGCCGCGAGCTCGAACGGACTGCTGACCGGCAGCTCGACGACACGCTTGCGGATCGGCTGCTCGGCAGCCTGTACGCCGAACGGGTGCTGGTCACCCTTCGTACGGGCGAGTCGTTCGGCGGCGTTCTCGGCGACCTGGACGGCAAGTCGCTGCTGCTGCATTCGGCTGAAGGATTCCTCGAGGGTGCCCGGAAGGTGCCGGTCGACGGGGAACTGTTCGTTCCCCGCGCTGACGTGCGTTACATCCAGAAGCCCTGAGACGGTAGGGGGAACGCCGCGTGTTCCTCTCCCAGGGAAGCCCGGCTGCGCTTGCAGGTGGCTACGGCGACGAAACGCCGATGTTCGCCGAACGCAACTACTACTCGGACACTGGCGCCGAACTGTCGGGATATGCGGCGACGTATGCGCAGATCTACTCCGAGCAGCTGTGGGTGTCGACCCTCGTCAACAAGATCGCGTTTTCTGTGGCGCGGCTGCCGTTGAAGGTGTACGGACGGTCAGCGACGGGACGGGCTGACCTGCGTGACTCGCCGTTCGGCCGGCTGATCCGCAAGCCGAATCCGCGGCTTGACCCTTTCTTTTTCTGGCTGTGGACCGCTTCGACGTTCGAGGTCTACGGCGAAGCGATGTGGCTGAAGATCCGGCCCGCTGCCGGTGCGGCCCCGGTGGTCCTCGAGCCGTTGCATCCGGTGAACGTTGCCGTGCGCCGTAATCAGCAGGGCACCATCGAATACGCCTACTACAACGGCACGGCCAGTTCACCGATCATGGTGTGGCCCGAGTCGGAGATCGTGCATTTCCGGGGCTACAACCCGCGTAACACTGCCCGTGGCATGTCGCGTATCGAACCGTTGCGGGCGACGCTGCTGGGTGAGGATGCGGCCCGTCGTGCTGGCACGGCGATGTGGGCGAACGGTGCCCGTCCGTCGGTGGCGTTGACCCATCCGAACAAGCTGTCGGATGCGGCGTTGAACCGGCTGTCGGCGCAGTGGAACGCCCGCCATGCCGGGGTTGACAACTGGGGCAAGACGGCCGTCCTCGAAGAGGGCATGGTCCCGCACATCATGCAGCTCAACGCCGAGGAGATGCAGTACATCTCGGCACGGCAGCTGAACCGGGAAGAGTGCTGCGCTGCCTACGACGTGCCGCCGCCGGTGGTTCACATTTTGGACCGGGCGACGTTCTCCAACATCACCGAGCAGATGCGGTCGATGTACCGGGACACGATGGCACCCCGGCTGAGCCTGTTCGAGTCGGCGGTGGACATGCAGCTGCGGCCCGACTTCGACCCGCAGGGCGTGCAGTATGCCGAGTTCCTGCTGGATGAGGTGCTGCGCGGGGCGTTTGAGGAGCGGGCTGCGTCGTATCAGAAGGCGATTGTGTCCGGCTGGATGAAGCCGTCCGAGGTTCGTCAGGCCGAGAACCTGCCCGACGCCGGGCCCGAGGCCGACAAGCTGTACATCCAGTCGGCGACGCTTCCGATGGAAGTCATCGCATCGGCACCTCCGACGGGGACGGTTATTGCTGAACGTCCGCAGATCATCCACGACGCCCGTGACCAGGCGGAAGGCAAATCCGAGACGTGTAGCGGCTGCGGGGATGAGACACCGAACCTGTCCAAGCGTGGCCTTTGCCGTCCCTGCGCCGGCCGACAAGGACGTAAGGAGATCGCCGCGTGAACATTGAGGCGAAAGACTTTCCGGTTTTGGATGGTGCGCCGACCGAGGAGCATCCGTACGGCACGTTCGAGGTTGTTCTTTCCGCGCCGACGCTCGACCGTGACGGGGAAGTGATCGACACGCGGGCGTTTGACCCGCTGCCCGACCACATCAGCTTCGACACGGACCACTCGATGACCTGCGATTCGGTTGTCGGCTCGGGCGTCCCCTATTACGCCGAGGACGGCACGCTGCGGGTCAAGGGCGGCTACTGCTCCGACGCACGGTCGCAGACGATCCGGCAGAAGGTCGCCGAAGGCCACATCCGCACGACGTCGGTCACGTTCATGGCGGCGAAGCGGTCGAAGGACGACAAGGACGTCACGCACATCACCGCAGGCGAGCTGCTCAACGGCACGTTCACCCCCATCCCGTCGAACCGTGAAGCTGTGGTCCTGGCCGCAAAGTCGATCGTGAGCAAAGCAGGTCGCCGTAACTCTGCATCTGATGCGGCGCTCATCAAGGCGATTCACGATGCGACGGTGGCGCTCGGCGCCCACGACGACACCGATGAGTCTGGCTCCGCAGACGACCCGGCATCCGGCAAGGACGCCGCAGATGCCGCTGAAACCACCGAACTCAATCCGAACGACGAGTCCGCCGTGACCGCCGATGAGTCCGCCGCAGACAATGCCGCCGACTCCTCCGCTGCCGCTGCCGACGAGGTTCCGGATGAGGTAAAGGCCGCTATGGCGGCACGCCGCAACCAGATCACCGCGGCGTTTCTGTAACCCCACCCCACCCGAAAAGACACCCCTGAAAGGGGCACCTCGTCATGCCCACACTCAAGTCACTTGAGGACCAGGCGCTTGCCCTGAGCAAGAAGCAGTCCGACCTCGTCGAAGACGACACCCGGCCGTGGTCGGAGAAGTCCGGCGAGTATGCGGCAATGGACGCCGACATCAAGGCGATCCTCGAGCAGCACACGGCGCTCAAGGCGTCCGAGTCGGTCGTCGCCCAGTTCGCCGGCAGCCACGCCGCCGACCCGGAGCCCGACGACTCGCAGAAGACCCCCGGTGAGCAGTTCGTCGCCCACAAGGGCTACCAGAACGTCGCCGGCCGTTCCGGTGAGCGCCGCTCGACCGGCAACATTGACGTGAAGGCGACCCTGACCCTGTCAGGTGCAGCCGGTGTCGTGTTCCCGCAGTACTCGCAGCAGGTTGTGCAGCTGCGGTTTCAGCGGCTGACGATCGCCGACCTGCTCCCCTCCGGTCAGATGTCCGGCGGTTCGCTGATCTACCCGGTTGAGACCACGTTCACCAACGCGGCAGCGACCGTCGCTGAAGGCGCCGCGAAGCCCGCTTCGACGCTGGCGATCTCCAACGTCACCGAGAACCTCCACAAGATCGCTCACACGATCAAGATCTCGGACGAGACGTTGCAGGACGCTCTCGCGATCCGCTCCTACGTCGATGGCCGGATGGTCCTCGGCGTGCAGATCAAGGAAGAGCAGCAGCTGTACTCGGGCGACGGGTCGGGCACCAACCTGACCGGCATCGTCAACCGGTCCAGCAAGCAGACGGATCAGGCGAAGGGCACCGACGCCGCCGTGGATGCGATCTTCAAGCAGATCACCAACATCCGGGCGTTGTCGTTCCTCGAGCCGGACGGCATCGTCATGCACCCGACCGACTGGATGAACCTGCGGCTCACGACCGACTCCAACAACCAGTACTACGCAGGTGGCCCGTTCACCGGCGCGTACGGCAACGGTCAGCCGGTCGTCGACAGCCTGTGGGGTCTGCGGGTGGTTGTGACCACTGCGGCGACGCAGGGCACGGCGCTGGTGGGTGCGTTCGCCCAGTCGGCTCAGCTGTTCCGCAAGGGCGGTCTGACCGTCGAGGCGACGAACTCCAACGAGGACGACTTCCTCAACAACCTGGTGGCGATCCGGGCTGAGGAGCGCATCCTGCTGGCTGTCTACTACCCCAAGGGCTTCGGTCTGGTGACGGGGCTCTGATGGGTTACGAGACTGCATCCAAGCACCGCACCCGTGGTAAGGCTGTGACGTTGAAAGCGTCCGGCGCTACCACGGCGACGGGTACTACCAGCGCGCAGGAGCTCGGCGACAAGGGCACTGTGCGGATGAAGTTGGCTGTGACGGCGGCGTCGGGGACTTCTCCGACGCTGGCCGTGCAGCTGCAGACCTCCTCTGATGGTGGGTCGTCGGATTCGTGGCGCAGCCTCGGGTCGGCGTTCACCACCGCTACCACTACGACTTCGCAGTACATCTCGGTCGGTGGTTGCGACCGGTTCCTGCGGGCGTCGTACACGATCGGCGGCACCACGCCGTCGTTCACCTGGTCGCTGATCGGGGAGGCGGTATGACCAAGATCGTGCAGAACAAAGACGGCTCGGTGACCTACTCCCTTGAGGGATTCGATGGTGAGGCCGTGACGGTGTCACGCACCGCGCAGCCGCATGCCGAGTCGAAGGTCGTCGACGCCCCCGATAAGGCTGACGCCGACGCCGGTTCGAAGGCTGAAGGCAACGCCGAGTCGAAGAAGGCACGCAAGAAGTAAGCACCCCAGCTCCGTCCGG